TACATCGTTGACAACTTCAGCACCGGAAGAAATACAAATGTTGACTGGTTAAGCGGCGAGTATGTATTTGATTTAGATATCACCGCCCCAAAAGAATTACCTACTCTTGAAGTAATTCTTAATAATGTAGATGTATGTTATCATTTTGCTGCATCAATCGGTGTTAAGTTAATTCAGGAAAAACCAGAAGAGACATTCTTAAATAGTACAAAGATTAATGATGTCTTATTTCCATTATTTGAGAAGTACAATACGAAAGTAATTTTCTCAAGTACATCAGAAGTTTATGGCGAAACAAAGTCATCATCTGGCTCATGCGAGAATGATCATTTAGAGATTCACCCAGTTCAGAAACCACGAGGCAGTTATGCATGCGCAAAACTGTTTTCAGAATTCTCTTTACGATCATATAGTTTCCCATCAGTGATTGTTCGGTTTTTCAATATTGTTGGCCCAACCCAAGTTCCTGACTATGGGCATGTGCTTCCACGATTTATTGAATGTGCTATGAACGGTATGACGGTCCCAGTGTATGGGAACGGGAAACAAGTTAGAAGTTATTGCGATATTCGTGATGCTGTTGAAATGTTAAAACTATTAATGAATGATGCACACAACGGCGAAGTTTATAATATTGGCAATGATGAAAATGTTTGCACAGTGAATGAACTTGCACAAGCCGTTATTAAAACAACGAACAGTATGTCATTGATTGAGATGATTCCTTTGAAAGAAGCACTAGGTGAACAATTTGAAGAGATCTATGTAAGGTTTCCTAACACAGATAAAATCAAAAAATACTATCAGTGCAAATATAAATTATCAGACATTATTGAAAACATTTATGAAACGAACTTTAATCGTAGTCGCGCATCTTGATGATGAAACATTTGGCATGGGCGGTACATTAGCACAGATGTGCTTAGTTGACCCATCAAATGTAAAAGTTAAAGTACTATGTTACGGCCGTGATGATAAAAATTCACAGGACCGCGTAGGAGCATTTTTAGAAATCCAGCGAATGTTAGGATTTAAATGGGTACTTCATGCTTACCCAGATATGGAATTAGAGATGGTCCCTTTAAAGGAAGTGACGTCATTGATCGAATATGAGATTGAAACCTTTATGCCCCAAAGAGTAATCACATTATCCGAGAATGATATTCACCAAGACCACAAAATCGTGAGCCATGCTACAAAAATAGCAGCTAGACCGGCTCGCACTTCGGTAGAGGAGATTTACGAATTCAAGACTCCAGGTTGCGAACCGTACTCCTCTACATTTTTTGATACTGTAAATGACGTTAAGAATGCTCTTCCAATGAAAACGTGGATGTTCGGACAATACACATCGGAAAACGTTCCACCTTTGGAAGATAAAGAATATTTCAAAACCGTTTACAGAAAGATGGAACTATGAAAACACTAATGATTCATGAAGTCCATGATTGGATGTTGGATTTAGATTTATCAGAATTTGACATTCTTACATTTGATGACGGCTTATATAGTCAATATAAGAACTACGAACATTTTTTGAAATTCAAAAAACCGATGCACTTCTTTATTTGCACCGGGTCGATTTGCCCCGAAGAAACATTTCAAAATAATACTGTTATAGCATGTGATGATGCACATGAATTGTTCTTTGATTATGGCGATAGAACTAATTATATGAAGTGGTCTCAGGTGCATGAAATCAACTCAAACGAGTTATGCACTATTGGTGGGCATTCACATTATCATCCAGCATTACGAAATCATAAATTAATTGACCAATCATTGCTTGTGAAATCGGATGTTGAAATGATGATGAACGAATTCAAAGCACAAAACATTGACATTGATTCATTTTGCTATCCGTATAACTATGAATCATATGCATGGTCAGCATGGCTCGTATTGCATGGTGTGCATAAATTTGTTGGTGCATCAAGAACACCTATTGAGGAATTAAAATGAAAGTTGGTATTTGGGGATACGGTTTTGTTGGGCAAGCAATGCATGCCGTTATGAATGATTGCACAGTTACAATTTATGACATCTCTGGTAAGTACACTCATAATAAACAATTGATGCTTGACCAAGATATTTTGTTTATTTGTGTGCCAACACCAACAAGCGAATATAGACATAATCCAACGATCGTACAATCAACTCTCCAATGGTTGGACCAAAATGGTTATAAGGGAACCGTCGTAGTTAAAAGTACAATTTTAGCGGATGCCATTATTGAGTATGAGTCACGCATTAATCTTTGCTTCAACCCAGAATTTTTAAATCAAAATACATCAATTCATGATGCACTTAATCAAGAGCTCATTATTCTTGGTGGTGATATTGACGTAACGAAGAAAGTGCAACAATTTTATTTGGATTACACATTAGTTGAATCTAAATATGAGTTCATGTCTATTCAAGAAGCATCAGACTTTAAATACACTAGAAATCTTTACGGTGCTTATAAAGTACTCTTCTGGGAATTCATCCAGGACACTACTGGAAATGCACGTAAAATGGCTGAGCTCTATAAGAAAATGGAATATCAATCAGAAATGAGTCAGGTTGGTATGGATGGGTTTAGGGGTTTTGGTGGTGCTTGTTTCCCTAAAGATACTAAAGCATGGGACGGCAAGCATAAGCACCAGCTTACAGAGTTCATGCTTAAATATAATGAAAAATTACAAAACCGTTAAATGTAACAAAAAGTATTAAACTTTTTTGTCCTAAATATAAATAATTCGTAGTTCAACTTTTATTTGGGGCAAACAAATGAAAAAGGTTTTAATCTCTCTGGCCTTAATGGGCTTATTTAATGCTGCATATGCAGTAGATCCAATTGTCACTGATTCGACAAGCAGATCATATTCCGAAACATCATCAAATAGTACAACAACAGTAAAGTCACCGCCGCCTACGGCAGTGGCTCCTGCAATTACGACTATTAATAATGATGTATGCGCAACGGCAGCATCTGGTGCGGTTCAGACTCAAATTCTTGGTATCTCCATGGGCGGCACAACCCGTGATATGAATTGTGAACGAATCAAACTTTCAAAGAACTTGTATGATATGGGTATGAAAGTTGCGGCAGTTAGTACATTGTGTCAAGATGACCGAGTTTTCCAAGCAATGTTAGATGCTGGCACTCCTTGTCCTGTTCAAGGCAAGATCGGCGAACAAGCCAAGGAAATCTGGAAAATCAAAGGTCGTATCAAAGAAGGCGACGAAGTCGTCCCAACTCCTGAGAAGAAGTAATGAAAAAACTGTTAGCCATTTTATGGTTGACGGTTTCTTTCGCATACGCTCAAGACCAGTCAACACCTAACCTAATCACGTCTGGTAGTACACATACCTGGACTGGCGTCACGACGGGTGCAGATCCTGGCGGGTGCTGTGCTGGTGGCCCAGGAGCGCTGTACGACCCAAGCACAAATACGATTCACTTCAGTTACGGTAATGCCACTGCAGCACAAACGTTTGCCATCAATCAAGCCTTTGCTAACTCTGGTGCTGGTGTACAAATTACTGGGTACAACTATTCATGGGACATTAAGAACAATGCCCAGAACGGTGCTGATCCATTATATGTAAACGTGTACACGTGGAATTATAACAACACGTTGGTTCGTAGAACTGACTCGTGGACTTATACAGCGGCTCATGATTGGACAACTTACAGCGGAAATGTTGGATATGCTTGGCCAGGACCGGTTAGTGATTTCGGTAATCTTACGGTTAAATTCTCAAGCATGGATCGCGGATATTGGGCTGGTTATTACGGACCAAAGGTTCGTAACGTTAACATTGGTATGACTTACTCTGCTGACACGTGCTCAACTGATCCGTTATCATCAACTAATTGTGCAGGGTATGCTCAGGCTTGGTTAAATCTTCAGTGTTCTGGTAATGCTTTATATAGTCCGCAATGCCCAGGTTATGCCCAGGCATATTTTACTCAACAATGCACAGTGAATGCTTTATCTGACCCAAGTTGTCCAGGCTACGCTCAAGCATATTTAACTTATCAATGTTCTGCGAATCCATTATATGCAACATCATGCCCTGAATACGAACAAGCATATTTTAATCAGAGATGTGAACGTGATCAACTTTACAGTTCTTTATGTCCAGGATATTCTGTTGCTTATGCTAAGAAGATGTTATTAGAGCAACAGGGATTGGCTTCAACCGTTGCAACGGCTGGAACTGTTGCTGTTATTAAAGAAAATGATCCTGCGACACAAGCAACCGCGGTTGTCTCGGATCCGGCGGTAAATAGTGTAGTTACATCAACAGCAACATCGGTTTCGTCTACGACGGCAGCGGTGCCATTAGTAAGTACTTCTTCAGGGGCATCAAATGTTACTACGACAAGTGTATCTTCAAGTACAGTTACTGCGGCTCCTCCGCCAGAGACGAAACCGTCTGCTCCGACAGCAAGACAAGAGCTAGCAGCAAAAAGAGAAGCACAAGCGAAAAAGGATGCCGTAGAAAAAGGTAAGAACCTAGCTAACGAAATGGGCAAAGCTCAAGATATGGAATCGCAAAAGCAGGTACAGAATGTTGTTATTCAAGCAATGGGATTTACACCTGGGTTTGACGCATACGGGAAAGTATTAGTACCGGATGCAAACGGATATAGACCTTTCACTGTTTATAACAAACAGTCAAATGTCGACAATGCAAGGTTGGGAAGACAAATGTTTGGCCCGACCGAACAGTTACATATTGACTTAATCAATATGCAATTTAAATGAGCAGGATAGAATTGAATAAATTCTAAAGGAGAATAGAAATGGCTGAAGAAAAACAAAAAGACTTAACAGTAGAAGCTGGCACTGGCTTAGAAGGCGCTGACACAAATGGCGATGGTCGTATCACTCGTGCTGAATTAGACATGCACTTAGAATTCAAGCGTCGTGAATTAGAAGATGCTGATGCTCAACGTGATGCTATGCGTAAGATGACATGGTTCGCATTATGGGGCATGTTACTATATCCAGTGACCATTGTTATCGCTTCATGGTTAGATGTGGATGATGCTGCAAAAATTATCGGTGATATTGCACCTACGTACTTCGTAGCAATCTCAGCTTTAGTTGCTGCATTCTTCGGTGCTAACGCTTACGCCGCTAAGAAAGACTAAGGTGAACTAAATGGCTAAAGATCTAGATAAACAAGTTGAAAAACTTGAAGAAATGACAGATCCGAATGCAGTTATCAGTGTTGCTGGGTATTCATTTACTCCAGCTAAATTGATGATTGCTGGGTCAATTCTTTCTGCTGCTCTAGGTGGTTTATACGGAGCATTTGAGGTTTACAAGACTTATGAAGATATGAAAGAAAAGATCTCTCAATATGAGGCACCAGATCTTACTGAATATGATAAGAAACTTGAACTTCTAACAGAAAAAGCTGACAAGTCTGTGCAATATACGCAAGATATTAAAAATGATTTAAAGCAAGATATCCGTAGATTAGAGACAATCGTTGATAGCGTTGAACGCGGTGCTAAACAAACACAACGTGAAACACAACAAGATGTTAATGATTTACGTAAAGATATGAAGGCTTTAGATAATAGTGTAGATCGTAAGATTCAGAAAGCATTAGATAACCCGTTAGCGAAATAATTAATCAATCTGTTGTTAAAATAGTTTAACACACTATAAAGGCAACAGATGATTAAAGCTATCATGGCGGTTGACCTGGATTGGGGTGTCGGTAAAAACGGCACCCTTCCTTGGCCTGCTAACAAAGAAGATCTTCTTCAATTCAAACATAAAACCACAGGACACATTGTGGTCATGGGTTCCAATACTTGGTTCGACCCATGCTTCCCAGCACCTTTGAAAAACAGGGTCAATGTCGTTGTAACATCTGATAGTTCTAGATTCCAAGACGGATCTACACTTACAACAAATACACCAATTGAAACAATTAAAGAATTATCTGAACGTCTTCCTGAGAAAGACATTTGGATTATTGGCGGTCCTAACTTGTTAGACCAATGTTGGGATATCATTGAAGAATTCCACCTAACAATGATTAACGGCCGATACGAGTGCGATACGCATTTAGGTTTCCCACATGACGACTTCACTTTAATTCAAGGTGATGTCACAAATGGAAACTGCTATTATATTTACAGGAGAGCAACGTGAGACAGTATTTAGACGCATTAGAATTCATCATGAACAATGGTGATGATGTTAACGATAGAACCGGTGTAGGCACTCGTTCAGTATTTGGTTATCAGATGAGGTTCGATTTAAACGAGGGTTTCCCAGCAGTCACTACTAAGAAACTTGCGTGGAAATCTGCCGTTGGCGAATTACTTTGGTTCTTAGAAGGTTCTGAAGATGAACGTCGTTTAGCTGAGATCACATTCGGCAAAGACCGAGAAGATCTAATCGGCAAGAACACGATTTGGACAGCAAATGCCGATAATCAAGGCAAGAAGCTCGGGTATGAGAACACTAAGACAGTTAAGTACCTTGGTCCAGTGTACGGCCGCCAATGGCGAAACTTTAATGACCAAGAATGCGATCAAATTGAAACAATCATTCATCAGTTAAAGAACGACCCTGATTCCCGTCGTATTATTCTAAGTGCATGGAACCCAGTGCAACTTGATCAAATGGCTTTACCGCCATGTCATACGCTATCTCAGTTCCGAGTTATTAACGGCAAGTTAAGCTGTCAGATGTACCAACGAAGTGCTGATATGTTTTTAGGAGTTCCCTTTAATATCGCAAGCTACGCTCTACTAACTCACATGCTTGCAAAGATTGCTGGACTTCAGGTTGGTGAATTTATCTGGGCGGGTGGAGATTGTCATATCTACAAAAACCACTTTGAACAAGTTAAGGAACAACTTTCTCGATCACCTCAAGAATTGCCTAAATTACAAATGCCGGAATTTGATGATTTAGAAAGCCTGCTATGTACGTTCCCCGAAATGTATACGTTAGTTAACTACAATCCAATGGAAATCATTAAAGCTCCAATGGCAGTATAAAATTAGTCCCGATTGTATCAAAAATGATACAGTTGGGATTTTTTTCATAAAAATTTACAAAAGTCAGAAAAACTTGTTATAATTATTCTATCGCAACAAATAAACGAAAGTTAATATGATGAATTTCGAACAACGCATCCTCGCAATTACTAAATCTATAACTGACATTCACGCTTACTTCTTTGCTGGCACAATGTTCTTGGAAACTGAAGATTCTGAAATCACTACTAAAGTTTATACTGCGCTGTCAGTTAACAATCAATCTATCGGGATCGTTTTTGGCAAATGCGGTCAATCTGAAACATTTTACGACTTCGTATAAAAATGATAATCACTGACATCAACAGCCCAGTAATTGCTGCACAAAAATTACAACTTGAAAAACCTGCACGAGCATGTGTAAACTCTGAAGCTGCATTTGTTGCACAACGACTTAGTGAATGGGGGTTCAAAGAACTATCCAAACAATATTGGAGTTTCGTATGTGGTGGGAAGGATCCTGGCTTCAATGATGAAGTTAAAGAGAACCAAAAGAAGCTGAAAGAAATTGATAACGGTTTCACGATGCCTTCATGGGGAACATACGGAACGTAAGAAATTCAAGTGAAATAAAAAGGAACCCAGAAGGGTTCCTTTTTTTCATTAAGCTCCCGAAGGAGCATTAATTAAGCTGCTAAAACAGTGTTAGTAAAATCTACACCGAATGAACGAGCATACTTAGAAGCACGATCAGTAGATTGGGCAGTTTCGATACCTGGGATTGTATCCAAAGCATAACGAGTCTTAGCGATAACTGCTGGTTGACCAGAGTCAGCGTTAGTTACTTTTGTGAAGCTCATTGGAACGTATGGAGCGAAGAAGCCCATAGCATCACGACGATCAGCACCTTTGTAAAGAACTGTTACATAATCAGATGTTGCATACTGATCAACGATAACTTTGAAGCGACCGTCGAATGTGCCAGCTACACCACCAGAAACTGGAGCCTTAGTAGCAGAAGCTTGAGTAGCAACTTGGAATGTACCAACTTGTTCTAACATAGTAGCAACCTTTGGAGATACCAATAGGATGTTACCTTGACCGCGCTTAGTATCTAAACCGATCTGTGCAGCTTCACGTGAAATACGGATAGCTTGTGCACGATATTTTTCAATTTCCCAACGACCTGTACCGTCAGTGCTAGAAGCAGTGAATGCAGTATCAGCTAATTGAGTAGCAACACCGTTAACAAAATCAACTACTTCGCGGTCGATTTCAGCTTGCATTTCGTATGACATTAGAGACATGATCTCTTCGTCAGCTAGAAGACCGTGTTGAGCCTTCAAGTCTTGATACATTTCAACAGTGTATTGACCTTTCAATGCGCGTGACTTAGCTTCAACAGATTTCTTAGCAATGCTGAAACCAACTTCACGCATATCACGTGCTAATTGTTCAGCTTGAGCTGTTGTGTAAGTACCTGTGTAACCCTTAAGGATTTTACCGAAAGCAGCTTCGTTAGTATAAGTAGCAGCAACTGTTAGACCAGTTAGAACAGCGTCCTTAGCAACTAAGTGCAATTGACCTTCAGAGTAGATAGCGATAGCAGAAGCATCACCAGCAGTTACTTTGATAATCTTTAGGTTACCGTTTTCGCCACGATCAGCATCACCAGTGTACTGGTTAGTCAATGCGTAGATGAAACCTGTAGGCATAGCCATTGGTTGAACACCTAGCAATTCGTTTGCGATTAGGTTAGGGTATACACGTCTAACCATTGGCATCAAGATTGGTGTGAACTGAGCCACGTCACCAGATAAGGTACCTTCGTTAACTAAACGAGCATGTTCCTTTTCAGTGTTCTCAAGCATTAACTTCATAGCTGCAGAATCAGAAGCAGTCAATGGAGCATACTTAGAACTTTCAAGTAGAGCTTGAATGTTTTCCATTTTTATTTTCTCCTATTAGAATTTATTTCTATTATTTATATTTTTAGATTTTGAAATTAAACTAAGTGAGCCCAAACTGGAGCTTTAACAGCATCAGTCTTTACGCCTTCAGTTACTTTTTCTTCTTCTTTAACTTCAACAGCACCCTTAACGGATTCTTTGATTGTTTCTAGTTTAGCGGCAAATGCGTCATCGCGAGTGAACTCGACTAAATCTGCAAGCTTAACGAATTTCTCGGCTTCAACAATTGAAAGGCCTTCTTTCATTTCGTTGATAACACCAATCTTGAAAAGAGTATCATTCTCTGTTTTTAGTGCAATGTTTTCTTCTACTAAGGTATCATATTTTGCAACAGATTCCTCAAGTTTCTTCTCAACGGCAGATTCGTCCTTAGCTTCAACGATCTTTGCAACTTCTACACCAGTAGCTGTTAGCATTGTATCGAAAGCTTCGATAATCATGTCTGCTTTTTCTGACTTAACAGATTCGTCTAATGCCTCTTGGGCCTCAGCAATGAATTCTGAAACGATGCGATCTAAATATTTATCTAATGACTCAACCATTTCTGTTTGTTTCATAGCAACATATGCATCGGCTTTCTCGTTTAAGAAATCGATATGTTGCTCAGACTTTTCATTTAGAGCAGTAATTTCTGATTCAATGCGTGCTTCGGCAAGTGATGTAGCCTTAGCTTCTACAGCTTCGTTAAATTGAACTTCAAGAGCTTCTTTTAACTCAACTGTAAAAACCTTCTCATCTAATGATTCGAAAAGTTTCTCTAGCATTGTTTTTCTCCTTATAAATTTGTAATTATTTATACAAATAACACAGTGTTTTATACTTTACAGTATTATTTATTTATTCTTTAATTCTTCCAGAACTTGTGCGAATTTGGTTTGGAAAGCTGACTTAATGTCTTCTTTTTCAAATAGGTGGCAAGCGCCAGCACACTCATTCATTGGAACGATATTACCATACCCATCGATACTAAACGCCAAATCTTCGATGATACCTTCATTTAACTGATATGACTCAACTAAACCATTCATGGTTGCGTTATAGTCTGACGGTGCAGCAACTACGTCATATGTAACTAATTTAAAATTCTCAACGATACCGTTCTTTACTGAACCAACACCGCGTGAAGATACTGAAATCTTAACACCGTTATCAATTAGTGATTTTAGTTGGTTAGCTTTCGGGTTATCTAAAAGAACAGCTTCACCCATAACGAATCTATCTTTAATTTTTAAAGATGTGATTTTCGCTACGGCTTCCATTGGGTCAACGTTTGTACGAGCAGGATGCTCCCACTCCATCAATGTGTTAATTGAACCGCTTTGGAAATTGTCTTGATACTTCTGAACTTCACCTTCCCAAAGCTCACGGGAATAGATGCGACCGTTTCTGTTTTTCTCGCCCATAGTGCTGAACACACCGACGATTTTGTATTTCTTTGATGTTGCGCCCGTTGCTTCATTGACTACTTCTTCAATGACGAATTCTGGGTTCGCGTCAATGTCGTACATTAATCTCATATTATTACTCCTCAGATTGGCCATTAATCTGTGAGAACACCTGCTTCATTTGTTGAATCTTGTCATATTCACCCGCATACTTTACTGAAATTGGGTGATTTGTCAACTTATTTTGAATTTCAGTCTTAACTGATGCACTGAATTCGGTGTACTTTTTATTAACAGCCATATCGATTACTGTTGAATCTAAACTCATTTTAGTCGCTCCTTTCCTGTTTTTAGTATTTATACTTTTATACTACGAAATCTTATTTCTTTTTTACACCAGCATGACGTGCACGAGCCATGGCATATAACTGAGATGCAGAATACTTACCTTTGGTGAATGTCTCTGCTTTCAATCTTGCTACTTGCATTAACTGGTGCGATGGTAACACAACACCGGTTGGCGCAAATCGCCCATTAATATAAAGTCTAATACAAGGAGCGTAACCTAATGACTTAAGCATAGGTTTTAGTTCTTGATAACTAAACTTTAACGGCTTTCGTTGTCTAATGTTTGCAGCATTTTTCTCAATGATGAACTTCACTAAGTTAATTCGCATGCTATAAGGAATCCAATGAAAGTTCAGACCCAGTGTATGTGTTGAATTGCGTTTCAAAATCAACACTAATGGCGTCTTATCATAAGTGTTCTCTTTATACTTAGCATCGTAATATGTAAAAATTAGATGCCCAGGCTTAAGATCTTTCCCTTCAAGAGTTCTTCTACGTTTAAGCAATTCTTTAACTGCCTCAACAGAATCTTTATGGGAAAGTTCTTTAACTTTAAGATGTAACTTAGATTGCTTAGCCATTCGCTAATTATGCTACTTCGTTCAATGTTGCTGGCTTACCGGCAGCTGGGTTATTCAATGAACCGTCGCCAACTACCCAGTCTGTGAAGCTGAATGTCACATCGAATTCTTGGATAGTATCTGTTTGATCGTCACCGATTGATAGTTCACCAACTTCCTGAACGAACACGTTATGGAATGTGTACTTAGCAGTTGGGTTACCAGCTGAATCTAATTGTTCAACTGACAGTTCGCCCATTAAAGCAGCTGGGTTACCAGAGTGAGTGTTGTTTTGGAAGTGGTCAGCAGCCATCATCCATGCAATCATATCTTTACGTAGAGCGTGATCTTCAGTATTGTAGAAAGATAGGGTCCATGCGTTAGTGTATGTTGTATCACCAGGAAGTACTAACTTACGACCCTGGTTAAACACTTCAATTTGACCGATAGTCATTGATGGGAATGTTGATGCTTTACATAGTGCATCAACGTTTTGTAGGTTGGATGTTACAGGAACAGCAGCAGGAACAGAGAAGTTTACTCTGTATTTGTTAGCTCTTGCACCAGCACCCAACGCATTTTTTAATTCTGCTAGCTTGTTTGCCATTTTTTATCTCCTATTAACTTTTCAGTTTGTTGATTTATTTATATTAGTCAAATAATGATTCGACACCATCAAGAATTTCATTAACGTTATCGCCAAGTGCGCCACGAATAAGAGCTTCTGTACCCATAGGGGCTTCTAGAGGAATGAATTCGCTAAAAGCAAATGTAATACTGAACTCGGACAAAGTATTCTCATCTGAGTCATCTAAAGTGACGATACCTACTTGCTGAGGGAATGCGTTCTGCAGTTTATAGCCGTACACTTTGCCGCCGCCTGATGTAAGTTGCCAAACATTAATGTCGGTTTGATATTGGGCTGTTGAAGCACCCTGACCTGGATCCACGATGCCTAAAAAGAATCCACCGATCATTTCTTTAGGATTGTTGATCACGTTTTTGATTTGATTCGCAAGACCTACACCGGACTTTACAACATTAAGAATGTCGCTTAAGCCAGATTCATATGACGCTAAGCCACCGACGTTTTTAGTGTTATCAATTCTTTTCATCCAATCATCAAATTTCTTTCTGATTGTCATATTTGAATCATCTAATAGAGACACTTCGTACGTGCCGCCATAATCAGTTTCACCGCGTACGTTATACACGCGACCTTTATGGAACATCTGTGTAGTCTTGATAGTTCTCTCTGGTAAGCCAGCGCTTCGGCAAAGCACATTAATCTTTGAGCCCTCAATACCAGGAACAGGGATTTCCAAAAGGTACTTGTTCTTTCTTAGACCTAAGCCAGGACCAAGCTGTTTCTTTAAATCGGTAATTGTAAACATTATGTATCCTTAAATTAAGCTCTTAACTTTGGATGTAATCTTTGATTGAGCATCGTTAAATGCAGATGTCGCCATTCCTTTCGCTGCATTCACCGCATCACCAGCAAGACCTGACGCAGCATTAGTGATTGCACTCAATGATTTGCCTGCAGATGAAGCAATACTGTCAAGAACACCAGGACCCATAAATTGAGGAGGTAAGCCACCAGACACAAGATCCTTGGCCGTATTACCGCCACCGGGTATCAAGTCTTTAGTTAGACCGCCAGCCCAGTCATTAAGCTTGTTTAAAGTATCACCAGTAGCATCTTTAATGAAACCGTTAATACCGTCAGCAACTTTACTCATGGCACCTTGAACCATACTTGTGACACCAGACTTAAACTTATCAACAAGTGAATCAATAAAGTTCCCAGCACGACCTTTCATGACATTCATAGTAAAATATGAATATGCGAAAGTCACCGTGAATTCTTGAATTTGCCCTTGGTTGTCGTAACCGTATTGAATCGGGGATACTTCAATAGGGAAAACATTATGCAAATGATAGACAGCGGTGTCCTGATCGTCATCAAAGTTTCTTTGATATAGTACAATCGTCGTTGTGTAATTTCTCTTTGTATTGTGTAGTCTTTGGGTGTCAGCAACACCAGCAATAGTTGACACGTCCATATAATTATGCTTCTCGTCTAATGCTTCCATCCAATTTTCAAAAGCATTCTTTAACTTATGATCTTCGGTAAGATAAAACGTACACTCCCATGTTTGGGTGTATTTTGTTTGCCCGCGAAGTGGAATACTTCTGCCCTTGTATTTGAAGTCAATAATTGAGTGAGATTTTCCAGGGAAGCTTGTGGTTTTAGCCATAGTCACCATGTCGTTAGCGCTTGGGCCAGAACTTGGATTTGTGAATTCAAATAAAATCTGGAATTTCGTCGCTCTTGCGCCATCACCAATAGACTTTTGTAGCATATTCTGTACAATAGATGACATTAACTTTCTCCTATTTTTGATTATTTATAAAAGGCGTTGCGGTATAAATAATCATATAATTTAAGGAGTCAATAATGGACTTTGCTAAGGCTTTATTAAAGGCATATGAGACGCGTTGGTCATATGTTAACAGTTTTGAGGTGCAGATCTTATTCTCACCAACTGTTGCATCTTATATTGGTTGGACTAAGGAAGATGAACGTAATATCAACTTAAATATCGTTAGTATCAACACCCCACAATTTTCTAATAACCCAATTGAAGTGTTTCAGGGTGATCGTTTTAAGATTCATAACGGTAGAGATGAACTTTATACGTTCTCAATCACATTCAGAGACCAAGATCAGATGTCTTTATACAGAAAGTTTGTATCTGCATATATGTTAGGTAAGCATCAATACTTTGATGTAGCTAAAATGCACATCACACTTTGGAAAGAAGCAGACTATTTGAACGAAACAGCCAAGAAAACATTATTTGACTTTGCGGATTGCATGATTGCTAGTGTAGGTCAAATTGACTTTAACACGACGACTGAAGGGCAGATCGCAGAATTTACCGTTGAATTTAAAACATCAACACCAATTTTAACACCGTTTGACACAAAGCACGGTTAATAGATGAAAGGACAGGACATGACAGATATTTATGATCAAGAATTAAAACTTAGAGATAAAACATTTAAGTTCAGAAAGTGGAAAGTTAAAGATAAAAAGAAGTACCTTGAAAATATTCAAAGTACACCAATGTCAAGAGAAGCATTAGTGTATGATTGCATGGAAGATAAAAAGATTGCTTTAGATGAAGAAGAAATTAAGTATGTCTTAATTCAAATTCGTGAAGCATCAATTAAAGATCCTATTGAATATACATTTACATGTGAAAACTGCAACGGGCAATATGATTACTCAGCAAAGTTAAGCGAGATCATTACTCTTGACGGTTCAAATGTGGGCGAGATAGTTTCTGGTAGTACATCATTTGAAATGGGTCATGTTCAAAATAGAGATTTTTATCAAGGCTTAGTGTTAAGTGCACTTCATGAAGAAGACAAAGAATTAATTGACTTTATGTTGCATATCAAGTCATTCAATGGCAATGACGGGTTCACTTTTGATATGTTGAATGATTTTGTTAGTAACATGGATGTTAAAGAATTTGAAGTTGCATTTGATAAATGGCAGAAAATGAAGTTGACCACAAACAACGTAAGTTCTGTTATTTGCCCGCATTGCAATCATGAAGAGTGGTATCAATTTGATGCACTCCCTGGATTCTTCCCAGCTTCATGGAGAATTGCATGATAACTATTCCGTATGAATACAGTGGCAAGAGATTTGAACTATCGCCATATAACACAAATACAGAGAAAGAGATTTTATTGCTTGGGATGATTAGCACCCCGACATTAGATGGCGCTTTAAGTATTTGCGGTGTTGATGCGGATATCATTAAGTCGTTATCAGACTATGAGAAGGTTGCAATGCTTTATAAGTTCAGAACGATCTCTGTTGGTGATGATTTGAATTTAAAGTTTAAATGTAAGCACTGTGGCACAAGCAGTGATAACATTGTGAATGTGTCTGATATTATTCAAGAGTCAAACATTAATGACGCAAGAATCATTGACCAATTCAAAGATTTAACCGATGATAACTTTCAGGAATTCATTAATGTAAATGTTGATGAATTAGAAATTGATGATTACGAAAAATTATTTGAAGAAGCCCAAGCAACAGTAACAAGATTTAATTTTAAGAAACCAATTGTTTGTCAGAAGTGCACTAAAGAAAATCAAATATCTATCGGAAGTCCAGCGTTCGTGATTGATAATTTAAGTGAAGATACTATTATGAGTCTTTACCAAACATATAATGATTTGATTTATTTCGGTAAGTACACAAAGCAGGATATTGATACGTTGTACCCATTTGAAAGAACTATTTTAATTAGTCTTTTAAATAAAACTCGCGAGGATCTCAATAAATGAAGAGAGTAAGTAAAAAGTTCGATAGAAAACTTAATCAAGATACGGCGACAGCTGACAAAATTTCAAAGACGAATCAAGAGCTTTATAAGTACTTGGTTAATAAGGGCGAGTTAGTTGCTGCAAAGCAAGTTGACTTTCTTATTAAGAACAGCGGTGCTGAGCAAGAAGTCGCGGGTAAACCAAATCCGGTCTATGACAAGTTACTTAAGACTAACGAAGATATTTTATCTGTCATTCGTAAAATGCAGGCTGACATGATTGATGAGCAAGATACATCAATTAAGAAAGTTCAAAAGACTCCATCCGGCGACACTATTATCAATAACTACTATGAAGTTGCTGATGAGGAAAAGGGTGGCCTAGATATTAATTTAGGTAGACTTGGTAAGGGTAGACTTGGTGCTAAATCTAAAGGCGGCAAGAATACTTCTAAGGCACCTAAAGTACCAACCGGTGAACCGTCTAAACCTACAACCCCTGCACCAACAACACCGGACGGCAAACCTACAAGCACTCCTGATGAACCAAAGAAAACTGGAAAAACCGGTAAAGCTGGTAAGGGCGCCGAAAAGGCTGCTAAAGGTGGTAAGATCATTAAGACGTTAACGAAGTTCTTAAAACCAATCCCGGTTCTTGGTACCGCGATTGCGGCTGCAACTGCTGTTTACGCGGCTGTCGATGGCTGGGAAAATGCATCAGCGATTACCGGCATCCCAGAAGAGAACTTAACAACTGCACATAAGACTGCTGCTGCTGTTGGCGCGATTGTTGACGACTTTACATTTGGTATCGTGTCTGCAAGCAGTACTGCAAAGACAGCACTAAGATTCGCACAACCAAATGACATTAAAGAAACCGAAAAGAAATATGTTCAAGAAGGTATTATTGAAGATCCTATGTTTGGCCCTAATCAAGTATTAGATTGGAAAGCATTAGAAAAACTACCTGCATATGAAATTGAAAAGATCATTAGTATTGATGATTGGTCAGATGCAGATAAAGAAAGACTTTGGAAAGCAAATAAGAGAGCTGCTGAACGTGAAGCAATTAAAACTAATGAGCTTATTTCAAATGAAGAAGGCGTATCAAAGGTACCATCTGACACAACGGTAACAAAACCTACTACAGGCGCAGGTACGGGTAGCACGGGCGGCGCAAGGACCTCTAGCGGAACATCCGGTGGCTCAAGCGGCGGAACTAGTGCAACCAGTGCGCCAGCCTCCCAAACGTCATCTGCGACAGGTAAATTTGCAGGTGTAAGTGGCTCGCCAATTCCTAATGCAGAACAAAGTAAAGCACCAATTATTTCTGTTGAAGACTTCGGCCCAGGTTGGAACGTTGTTAAGCGTTCAGACGGGACTGTTGAAAAGCGTATTGGTAACAGAAACTGGAGAAATAATAACCCAGGCAATATTGAGTTTGGTCCGTTCTCACAAAAGTTTAAAGCATTAACTGGTGATCCACGATTTGCTATTTTCCCAACATACGATAATGGTCGTGAAGCCAAACGTGAATTAATTTTCTACGGAAAGAACTACACAAATCTTTCTCTATCACAGGCGATTGCTCGCTATGCACCACCTTCTGAAAATAACACGAATTCATATATTGCTAATGTGTTAGGAGCCGTGGGCGGTGTTGAGAAATACATGAGAGAGTATAACAACTCTGAACAAGACTCAATCTTAAATGCTATGCAACGAATTGAGGGTTGGGCAGTTGGTCGTGTTGAACTTATCGAGAAAGGAACAGGCACAACTGATGCTCAGAAAGCTACACCTACACCTAACTCTCCGAGTGGACCTTCACCAAGCTCCCCTGGCGGAGGCGGTGTTACTACACCTATGACCATTGAGAAGGGCGGTAACTTGAGTGGACCTACCTCTGCAAAATCTGTTGGATCTGGGGTGAATACTTCAGCGCCTACTACAACGGCAAATGTTGCAACAGGCGGTAACACTACGGCGGCAGCTTCAAGTAAGCCAACAGTTACAACTGCGGAAGTTAGTAAAGCTCAAAGAGAGAACACCATTCAGCAGTCAAATGCAAATCTCGTTGCTGGAACAAAGCAATATGATAACTCTGTAGCTGCAACGACAGGTTCAAAATCAACGGCAATTACCAATATAAATAGTTCAAAAGCACCTAAACAAGATTACGGACAAGATCGTATTTTGAACTTGTTTTCATAAGAGGATTTAAATGGCACATACATATACTTATCCACATGACATTAAAGATAATAAGTACGCATTTAGAAAAGTAACTATTAAAGTTAAGAAGCCTGCCGCAGATAAAAATTCATCAGCTGCATATAATAAAGCTAAGGAAATGTTAAATACTGTCGCAACTGCCGCTGCATCAGCAGCAACAACTGTTGCAGACGTTCAAGCAAATTTAGCTTCAAATAGTAAAGCTCCTGAGTTTGATACAGAAGCAGTGATTGTGCTTCCGTTACCTAACACATTCACCGACCAACAAAATCATGGTTGGAGTGAAGAGTCAGGTATTATCGGGACATTGGGCAAGAGCGCAACAAATGCGAGTGTCCCTGGATTGGCCGGTAAAATTGGGGGTGACATTAGTATTGATAAAGTTCTTGGTGCAACATCTTCTTCACTAGGTTTAAGAAAGCCATTAATTGATCCTGGGTATTTCCAGAATTATACTGGCTCTACACCTAGAGATTTTGCTATGACCTGGGACTTTGTGCCATCAAATGGTGCTGAGGCTAATGACATCGTTATGATCATTATGAAACTAAAAGAATATTCATCTCCTAAAAAGATGGTGTCAGGTGTTTCATTATTTGCGCCGTACTTCTTCAGCATTGAATTTGGTAACCCATTCATTTCAGCAATGGCAAAAATTGATCGTGTTGTTATTAAGAGTCTCGCTATTGATTATGGTGCTGACGGTTTTATGCAACAACACTTTGACGGCATGCCTAAACATATTACTTTAACGGTTTCATTCGCTGAAGTTGATATGAGCACCGCCGATGATTACAACACTCAACGTGTACCTAATGCAAGAGGTTAATGATGGCATACTTAAAAAATACTTTACAGAATTATGATAAACTTGATGTCAGAATGCCTGACATTGAGGGCGGTAATACGACAGAGACATATAGTATTACTGATTACACATCGGTTGACCATGTTAAGGTTCGTCAGTTTGTTGACGGATTAAGTCCAACAATGTTTGATTGGTATCAGCTTCAGAATAATTCAAATTTGGAAAAAGTTGCATTAGATCTTTACGGAAACCCAGACTATTGGGATATTCTTGTCGTGATTAATCATCGTAACCCGTTATTTGAATTACCGTATGACTACGACACCATCACATCTATGGTAG